TTTATCAGGACGTAGGTTATGGATCAGGAAAACACTATATACCAACTTCTAAGAGCCTTTACTATCGTACTACTGTTCTTAATGGTGATCCTAGTGGCCGCTCTATCCTCCGCAATGCTTATTCCTCGTATGTCTATCTGAACAACCTACAGAATATAGAGGCTATAGCTGTTGAGCGTGAGTTAGCTGGTATCCCTGTTGCTCGTATTCCCTCTGAGTATTTATCGTCAGATGCAAGTGCAGCACAGAGTGGCTTCGTAGGCAACCTACAACAAATACTCCGTGATGTTAAGTTTAATGAGCAAGGATATATAATTACCCCAAGTGATACTTACCCTGACAAGGATGGTTCTCCTACAAACATTAGACTTGTAGATATTGAACTAATGAGTAGTAATGGTAAGCGTAACCTAGATATTGACCCCATTGTTAGGCGTTACCAACATGACATTGCCCGTAGTGTTCTTTCTGAGTTTCTTATGCTCGGTGGGGGTAACAATGGATCATACGCTCTCTCCAAAAGTAAGACTGACCTGTTTCTACGTGCCTTAGAAAGCTACATCCAAGCTATTGTAGATGTACTTAATAAACAGCTAGTAGAACGCCTATGGCAGCTTAACGGACTTAACTACGACCTTATGCCCTGTATCAAGGCTGGTGATGTCGCCCCACACGACCTACGTGAGATTGCAGCATTCCTTCGTAACCTTAACGGTGCAGACATTAACGTCAGTGATCATCCAGAGGTCATACAAGACCTTATGGATATAGCTGAACTGAACTATGACCCTGATACAGAGGTCTCAACTGAAACAAGTGACCTGTCCGATGAGGCAGAAGAAGACAACAAGGAAAATACATAATGGCTATTTCTACAGCATTAAGCACATACTTCAAGCAGGAACTCCTTAAGGGTTCACATGACTTCGATGCACATACCTTTCGTGTAGCACTAATTAAAGTGGGAGCAGCAAGAGATTATGACTCAAATATGGGTTCATACTCTTATCTAACAGGTGGCCCACAGTACTCAGGACAAGCTGACCCATCTGCTGCATCTGACCAAGTTACAGGCACAGGTTACACAAGCGTCTATGATTCTTTTTCAACAGGTACTGAAGCTGTACTTGCCACTACAATACCTGATGGGGCTGGAGGATTTAACTCTGTTACTTATCCTAAAATTGATGGCACTAAAGCTATCGTAGACTTTGACGATGCGGTATTCCAAAGTGTTACCGTAGCTGCTGCGGGTTGTGTGTTGTATAACGCAAGCATGAGTGCTTCAGAAAATAACGTAATCGCCACCTTTGACTTTGGTGGTACTGTTAGTGCTACTGCTGGTGACTTTACTGTGCAGTTCCCAACACCAGACAGCAACGACGCTATCATTCGTATCGCTTAAACTCTTAGGAACTAACGTATCATGGTAAAGCTAGTCAACAGAGCCAAGATGACAATCGCTAGTGGTGGTGCAGGGAACATAACCCTTGGCACTGCCGTTGACGGTTATCAAGCCTTTGCAGATGCAGGGGTGTCAGATGCAGACACTTTACGATATACCATAGAAGACGGGGATGATTGGGAGATTGGTACAGGGGTATATACTGCCTCTGGCACCACTCTTGTTCGTACAGTTACAGAGAGTAGTAATAGTGATGCAGCATTAAACTGTAGTGCTGATGCTATAATATTCGTCACTATGGCAGCGGAAGATTTTAAGGGCAACGCCGTCCCAGTTTTCACAGGCCCACCACTTACCGTTCTTGATCTTAAAAACGATGGCAGCACTGCGGTCACTCTTAATGCAAAAGCATACGATGAAAGCGGGATTCCTGTGAGTTACGATTGGGACGCTTGGTTGAACGGTGGTGCGACATTATACGATTCGGGTAGCTTACCGCCCCAGCTTGCATCTACTCCAACGATTAATCAAGCAACTGGAGTATTCTCGTTAGTTGGCAGCAGTGACAGTGACAACGAAGGTTCCTTGAATTTAAGAGTGAAGGCAAGCGATGGGGTGCTGACCGCCACACACGTATCAATACTTAACTTAGAATTTGGTTTCGATATAGAGAATGCTACCTACACCAGTAAAAGTTTTGCATTTGGCTCAAATGCTTCGCAAATTACTGGGATGTTCATCCATAGCAATGGTTCACGTTGCTGGGTCACTGGCAAATCTTCAGATTCCGTTTTCCAGTATGATCTTTCAACGAATTATGACATATCAACGGCTTCCTACAACAGTGTAACTCAATCGGTTAGCTCGTCATCAGGCACACAACCTTCGTCTGTTTGTTTTAGTTCGGATGGTAGTAAAATGTACGTGAGCGATAAGGGTGCTGAACGTGCAACCCAGCACGACCTAACAACAAGCTGGGACATATCATCGTTTGACACAAGTGCCGCTGGACATGGGGATAGACTATCGTTTGCTACTGAGTTTAGTGATTGTGAAGGGATAGCGCTGAGTACGGATGACACAAAGATTTATGCCCTAAGTGTAACCGGAACAGTTTATCAGTATAACATGGCGGCCGCAGGCGAATTGAGTACAGCAACGTATTCAAATAAAAGCAAATCTCTCGGGGAACCAACTACGCCGATGGGTGTTACTTTCAATAAAGTTGGCACAAAAATGTTTATTAATTGCATGACTGAAGATAAGGTCTTTCAGTACAATCTTTCGACAGCATGGGACGTAAGTACTGCAGTTTATTCAAGCAAGTCTTTCGATGTCAGCAGTCAAGCGAGTCAGCCTGTTGATTTAAGATTTGACGCCGCCGGCAATCACATGTACGTAACCCATTTTGCCACCGACACGGTTTTCCAATACGATGTGGCTACGTAAATGTTAGGTTTTAGCCCACTTGCCAGTGCTACCCTAGCCAGTACAGGGGATGCAACAGTACCTGCTGTAATTGCCCCTGTAACTGGTGTACAAGCACTAGGACAAGTGGGTGTAACTGGCTTTACTACAGTACAACAACCTACCCAAGAGATTACTGGTGTAGAAGCTGTAGGTGAAGTAACTGATCAACCTATAGCACGTCAACCAGCTTCTGTATCTCTAACAGGTTTCGACCTTACAGTAGAAGACGATATTAAGCCTGTAACCCTTATTATCGGGTCTTACTTCACCCTATTAGTATTACCAGAACACACAGCAGAGTTAGGAACCCTACCCCTTACAGGCTTTAACTATGTAGCCTCTGCAGAATCTGCCGGAGAACTAACCACAGAAGTTAGTGCTGTAGGTGTAGCTAAGATAGCTTATGTTAGTGGTGAAGAGGCTACAAGTGAAATAGGGTCTGTTGTAGCTTCTGTAGACATGAATCAAGGCATAACAGGCTTTGACTTAAGTACAGAAAACGGAACCTTATCTGTCGTTGTCCATGCCTTCACTGATGCAACTGGACTAGAAGCTACCTCAGAAATTACTCGGATGCCTCATGTCCCTGTGGTTACTGAGATTACAGATAGTTTTGAGAGAACACTGGAACTTGAAGAGTTAGTTAACGACCCTGTTATTGCAATTATCTCCACAGGTTTTGAAAATACATCCGAGACTGAAGACTTGGGTAACACCCCTGTAGTACAAGGCATATCTGGTTTTGGTCCGAATACTTTTGTCGGCAACTTAGGTAACACCCCTGTTGTTAGGACCATAGTTGGCCTTGAAGCTACGGGCGAAACTAAGGCTCCAATTAATGACCCTGCTGTTGCAATAACTACTGGTGCAGAAGGTATACTAGAGTCAGACGGTTTAGCTAACAGGTCTCCTTTACAAGTTGTAGCTGGCTATGAACACACTTTAGAACTTGACGAATTAGATAATGAATCTGTCATACAGGGTATATCAGGCTCAGAAGCTACACAAGAGTTAACTAATTTCCAAGGTATGCCTATCGCAACTGATAGTGTAAACCACCTAATACAAGTGTCAGGTGTAGAAGCTACAGGAGAACTTGCCCCTGTACAGACTTCAAGAAACCCAAGTGCTTTGTTATACCCTTGGGAAATGGAAGCACAGCTAGGAAACGTAGTAGCTTTAAGTGTAGCTGACGTAAACGTTAGTGGACAAGAGTTAACAACAGAGATTGGTGCTGCCCCTACTGTAAGTCTTATTACCACTAGGGTAGTACCACTTACAGGGTTTGACTTAACTAATTCACTCGGTAACGTCTCTGTAGATGGCATAGTTGTAGACTTTGAAACATTGGCGCAGAACTTTGAGATAGCTAGAAACGTAACCCCAGAGGCTCTTGCGAGTAGGAAAGTGTTCCCAATAGCAGGTGCTAGAAAACTTGCTGCGTAGAGGCATTAGGAATAAGATATGAGTTTAGTTTGGCCCAATAAAGACCCCGATGAACTGTTAGATTACAGTGTTGATTGGACCTCTGCACTTGGCACCCTTACCATTACTAATGTGGCTTGGTCTGTACGGTCAACTAGGTATGCTACAGAAGTTCCTCTAGCCGCTGGTAACACTATGACTTTTGGTTCTGGGGGTGTTCACATAGATGGCATACAAAACATCTCTCAGGCTACTGTTGGTAAGGTAGCAGTTATCTTTATTGCTGGTGGTACAGATAGAGTAGACTACACATTTGTCTGCACTATTACCACAAGCCAAGGGACGATACTTCAACGCAGTGTCATACTCCGCTGTAGGAGTGTATAATGCCAAAAGCAGGACTACAGAATAAAGTAAAAGAGCATAACGCTAAGTCTAAGCACAAGGTAACTACCGCTATGCTAGAGGCTGTTTATCGTCGTGGTGTAGGTGCATATAAGACAAACCCCGGAAGTGTAAGACCTAATGTAAAGTCTCCTGAACAGTGGGCTATGGCTAGGGTAAACAGCTTCCTTCGGATTGTATCAGGATCTAAGTCTCCTAAGCACGACAAAGACCTTTTACCAGCTTCACATGCTTCTAGTAGTAAGAAGTCTGACGAAGAAGTTACGAAAGCTGAGTATCAGGGCGAGAAAGTCACCTTAAACAAACCTCGTCGTATTAAAGGCGGTAATAAGAAGTTTGAAGTATTCGTACAAAGCGGAGGAAAGATCAAGCGTGTGGCTTTCGGAGACCCCAATATGGAGATACGGCGAGATGACCCGAAAGCTAGGGCCAACTTCCGTGCAAGGCATAACTGCGACTCAAAGAAGGACAAAACGACAGCAGGATACTGGTCTTGCAGAATGTGGGAGGGAGGAACCTCAGTGTCACAACTCACAAAACATAATATCGAAGGACAAATCCTTAAGGCAGATGACGAACAACGTCTCGTCTATGGGTGGGCCTCAGTCGTTACCGAAAAGGGCGAACCTGTGGTTGATCGCCAAGGCGATGTTATCGAACCAGAGACACTTGTAAAGGCCGTGAATAACTTCATGGAGAATATTCGTGTCGGTAAAGAAATGCACAAAGGGGATCAGATTGGAGCGGTTATCCACTCTATGCCTGTCACCAAAGAAATTGGTGAGTCCCTTGGCATCCAGAGTGACCGAGAGGGTTGGATTGTAGCTTTTAAAGTCTACGATGATGACGTATGGGCTAGGGTCAAATCTGGTGAACTTGCGGCCTTCTCAATAGGTGGTCGTGCAATCAAGGAATCTTATGATGCCTAATTTATTAAAACAACTTGAGTTAGATGAACTGTCCTTGGTTGATCGTCCAGCTAACAAACAAGCAATGGTCTCTCTTTATAAAAGGGACAACTCCGAGGGAGAAACTATGGAGAACGAAGTAGAAAAAATGTCTGATGACATGAAAGCCAAGCTGAAGCCTTATATGGACAAAGGTATGTCCGAGGACGAAGCTATGAAAATGTATAACATGGACATGAAGAAAGAATATCAAGGTCCATTGGATGAGGTAGATACCATTCAAGCTGAACTAGACCTAGTTAAAGCAGAGGCTGACCGCCTTAGCAAAGCCCTAGAAGAAGCTGGTTACATCGTTAAAGCAGATGCCATTGAGAAAATGGTTGAGCCTGAGTATGTGACTTACGGTGACGAACAAATCAACAAAGCTGATATTCCTGCGCCTATCCTTAAGGCTCTGGAAGAAGCAGAAGTTGCTAAAGCAGACGCTATCTTAGTTAAGAAAGCAGAAGCAGAACTTCCACACTTCGACCTTGAAGTAGCCAAAGCATTGGTTGCCAAGTTTGAAGCTGAAGAAATAGTAATGCAAGCACTCAAAGCTGCCGATAAGGTGTTTGAAGAAAGCATGACTGAACTGGGTAAATCTGATGCTGACGGTGAGTTTTCTACTGCCGCTGACAAACTTGACGCACTCGTAAAGTCCTACATGGACACCAACAAAATGAAAAAGAGCGAACATGCTTTGGCTTATGCTGCTGTAGCTAAGACCGATGAAGGCAAGGCTCTAATCACTAAATCCTATAAAGGGGAATAAACATGGCTGTTATGCAATCACGGGATACCCGTACTGTAATCGCAGGGGCAGACCTTTCTGCTGCTCAATTTAAATTCGTTAAACTAGATGCCGCTGCTGAAGCTGTTCTGGCTGGTAATGGTGAAAGTGCTTTTGGTGTATGCCTCGTAGGTGCCGCTGAAGATAATGCCGCTACTGTAGTTGTCCAAGGTAAGACAATGGTAAAAGCTGGTGGTACTGTTACCGCTGGTGGTGCTGTCGCATCTGATGCCGCTGGTCTGTGTGTAGACGCTGCTTCTACCGACATCGTTATGGGTTATGCAACTGAAGCTGGTGTTACTAGCCAGATCATTGCTATCGAACTCATCCAAGGCGGCAACGCTGCTGCTTAAGTTAGCATAGAATAAGGAATAACTATTATGCCACTATTGACTCCATCACAGGTGCATATCGACACCCCTCTGTCTAACTTGACACTGGCGTATGCACAATCACAAACCAACTTTGTCGCTGACAAGGTATTCCCAACAGTAGGTGTTGCTCGTCAGTCTGACAAGTACTACATCTATGACCGTGCCAATATGAACCGCACTGGTGACGTAAAGAAACTTGCGCCACGTACTGAGGTTAACCGCATTGGTATGACCATTTCTAACAGCAGCTACTTCGCTGATGTATACGGACTTGGTATGGACTTCGATGAGCAGACTATCGCTAACGAAGACGAAGTGCTAAACATCCGTTCTGCTGGTGCTGAAACTCTGGCAATGCGCCTGATGATCCACCGTGAAGAGAACTTTGCTACAACATTCTTCTCTACAGGAGTTTGGGGTACTGAGGTTGCTGGTGCAGCTTCTGGTGCAGGTACTCCTGTCTACTGGAATGACTACACCAACTCAACACCTATCACTGACGTAACTGATGCTCGTCGTGCGATGCAACTCAAGTCGGGCGGCTACAAGCCAAACACTATGGTTGTTGGTAAGGTAACACGGGACGAACTCATCAATCACCCAGACATTCTGGCACGTTTGAATGGTGGTTCTACTGTTAGTAACCCAGCGTTGATTACAGACGCTAAGTTGGCTGAAATCTTTGAAGTAGAGAACTTCTTCGTCATGGAAGCTGTCAATAACACTGCTGTTGAGGGTGCTGCCGAAAGCAATGCCTTTATCGGTGGTAAACATGCTCTGTTGT